AGAGACAGATGTGTAATGATAGTTTGTGTTGGGGTTGGTATAGGTTGCTGTTGGAAGCGATGTAGCAGTAGGTGCTAATTCATAAACAGAGTTATTAACACATAGGATAATACGGTCTTTGACAAACTCCATGGCAGCATAGGTAATAACAACACCAGTTGCAGTAAACATAGGTGATGGGATAGTTGTTGTGTTGTCGGTCAACAACTTCTTGTACATGTGGATTTTATTGGCTCCACCAGCCACAGCATTAGTTACCCAATAGGCGTATACGCCATCATCACAGATAGCATAAACAGGCTCTGCACTACCGCTATTGTAATCAATAAAGTGAATTACTGGGTCAGTTACGCCAGTACCAACTGGAGATACTGCAGCAGAAGGTACATCACTTGCTACCTTGGCGTATGTAAAAGTTGTTGTAGTGGGTGCGCCAGTAATTGTATAGGTGCCGTTAAAGGTAGCATCTACGCCAGTAATTGTTATTTCTAAACCAGTAGACAGACCGTGTGCTGCAGATGTGGTAAGTGTTGCCACGTTTGAAGTCAAAGCCTTATTAGTAATAGATACAGTAATTGCTGGATAAACTTTATCAACATCGTATTCATCATGTAGTAATACACCGTTAATACCAGACCACTGGATAGAACGGACATGTTGACTAGGATGTTGGTGATCTGTGCCAGTAACTGGTCCAGTAGTCACGTGTGTACTTGTCACATCTTTAAGTAGTGATACTTCACCCTTAGTCCAGACGTTTACACCCTGTGAGTCAGTAAAACGATACTTACTTGCCTCACCAGATGAAGGGTCATAGAACTTAATGCCACTACCATTGTGGAAGGATGACTGTGAACGGATCCACCAGCCAGTTAATGACTGTTCACCTGGTTCTGCACCGTTGTCAAACTGTTCTTTTCTATAAGGAGCAGTCTCACGTTGATATGGAGTTTGATCTGTAGGAGCCATGAAGAAAGGTTCTCCACCAATGGCAACGTCGTAATCTTCGGCGTTATTGGTCCAGAAACCTGAGACTCCAGGGTTACCGATGTTTAACGGTATATTGTCCGTAATATCTGGTGATGCCACGTTGCTCCTTAAATAAATATACTTGCTTCTACAAAGTCTACTTCTGCTAGTGCATCGTAGTTGTGTTCTTTACTGCAACTGCCACATTCCTTACACATTACTTAGATAGTGCTGCAATTTCGTCAGCAGACAAACCTAGTGCTGCTAACTTTGCTTCTGCAGATGCCTTGGCTGTAGCCACTGCTGCTGCTTCTGCTTCTTTTGCTGCTTGCTCTGCTGTAAATGCTGCTGCATCTGCTTCGCGCTGAGCGATTTCTTCTGCAGTTAATGGGCGTTCTGTAACTTCGCCTGTCTCGCAGTTTACTTCAATTGCTGTTGGTGTTGTCATTTGTCTCCCTTTCTAAAGGATACCGTAGAGTGTTGCCGTGCTGTATTGGTCAAAGTTTGAATTACTATTTGGTTCATTTAATGTAATAGAAGTTACAGCAGACGTATTAGACCATAAAGCAGCACTAAGTACAACATTTGATGCTGTAGCATTATTTTCTGTTACAAAATCAACTAATGCTGACTTATAATTACTGCTTGTATAATTAGGAATATATAAATTTCCACTACTAAAAGTGTTTGCAGTACTATTACTAGAATTCATTGATGATGACTCGTAGGCAAAGTATCCAGTAGTATTGCTAGATGATGTTACCGTTGAACCATTTCCCGAAAGTGTTGTAGTAGAATAGTTAGTGCTTGCTGCATTTATTCTTATACCTAATTGAGTAAAAGTTGTTCCAGAACGAGATACTCTTACAGAGTAAGCCAACATTAAGTCGGTGTATCCTTGTGGGATAGAAGTAAAGTCAATAGTTGATGCTCCTGCTGAACCTACAGTTACGGTAGCAATTTTAAATAATTGAAGAGCCATTACTTGTATGCCTCTATTCCGTAGAGTTTAAATGTACAACCACTTGCATATGACGAACTAACAATAGTTAATGTAATGCTTGAAATTGCAGCAGTAGAGCGCCAAGTTCCTAAATAGGCATTGCCACCACCTATTCTTCCAACTATATTTTTGTATGTTGTTGTGTTTGAATAATCAGGCACATTAAGGATGTTTGTTGTATTTGATGTTCCTAGGTAACCAGTATTAGTGCCAGTTTGATTTACGTCTCTTGCTACAAAAGCAGCAGAACCTGAACCGTAAAAAGCAATTCTTGCATAATTACTTCCAGTATCAGAATTAAAAGTATACTTTAAATCTGGTCCACCTGAAACAGCAGCACCATTTACAACTAAAACTAAATCTGTAAAAGTTTGTGGTATAGAACTAAAAGTAATTACTGTTGTTGAAGACCCACTTGTTGTTTGACTTTGAATTAATGAATACGTTGCCGTCTTTGCCATCATTACCCCTTAATTCCGTAAAGAGAAAAACGTGAGTACTGAGAAAATGTTCCACCTTGTGGTTGGATAACCATTGAAGTAATTGGTGCTGTATTATACCAAGCGCCAGAAGTAAACATTACGAATGCACTTGAATTATTATCCCAACCAAGCATACCACGAATTGTTTTATTTTTATTTGGATTAGAGTAATCAAGTATATCTACAACATTTGCCCCAAAAACATTTGTACCTGCGCCAGTTCTTCCAAAGTATTCAATTTTTGAAGTTGATGTTGCACCACCAGAAACAATTGATGCTGCCTGATTAGCGTAAATACGATGCTCTGAATAGTTAGAACCAGTATCACCATTAAAGTTAACCCATACATCTTGGTCATCAAGACTTGCTTTTACGGTGTGTCTTACTTGCAGATGTTTATACCCCTGTGGAATATTACTAAAGGTAACAGTAGACGCACTGCCTGTTAATAGGGTGGAGGCAATAGTCTCCATATAGTTATTGTCAGCAGACAGGTTTTCGTACTTATTACCAAGTGTACCTGAGTCGGATAGTTTAGTAGTAGCCATTATACCTCTGCTCGGATTCCATAGAGAGTTGCTGTTGAGTACTGCATAAAAGTTCCACCACCCGATAACAGTATAGAACTTATTGCTGTTACGTTAGACCATAGACCAGGAGACAAATTCAAAGAATTATCTGCTGCTGCGTTATTTTCTGTAACAGCATCAATTGATAAAGATTTATTGTTACTGGATGTATAGTTAGGAATGTATATTTCAGCGTTACCAAAAATATTAGCAGTAGTACCGCTATTGCCTTCAATTTGGACATATAAATTACTTAAAGACTGTGAAACAACTGAAGTGCCTTGCGCTAAAATATCTTTAGATGTTCCAGCAGAAGTAAGTGCTCCATTAAATTTTATATCAACAGAATCTCTAAAATAAGCATTTGTTGTTCTTGCACTTATTTTTAAACACAAGTCTTTGTAGTTTTGTGGAATACTGCTAAATGATATTGTTGAAGCGCCACCAGAACCTACGGCTACGCTGGCTAGTTTAGAAAATGTAAATGCCATTATGCCGCCTTTATTCCATAGAGGGTGAAGGTTGAACCAATTGCATAATTTCCACCACCCGCTGCAATTGTTAAATTTGCAATTGCAGAAGTAGTTCTTATAAGACCAGCATTTACATACACATTTCCGCTAGCGGAATCTGGAACTGATGACCTACTAATTGCTGTTTTATATGTTGTAGTATTACTATAATTATTAAAATCAACAGTATAAATACTCCAACCAGTAGATGTGGAACCATACGGTTTATCAGGCAAAATATAACTGTCTGCAGTATATCTTCCAGTTGATGCTGTTGTTCCATTTCCTAAAATATATGTTCCGCTATAGATTCCAGCAGAAAAAGTTGGTTCATATATATAAGTTAAATATACACCTAATGTATTTTTAATTTGCATAACTAATCTTAAATCTGTATATGTTTGTGGAATAGATGAAAAAGCAATAGTTGTTTGTGCGCTTGTTAATGTCTGAGTAGCAATCGGAGTATATGTAATTGGCATTATTTTATCCCATACAAAGCAAATGTAGTCGCAGTAGTCCAGTTGGTAGCATCAGTATTTAATGTAATACTTGTTATTGCGGCAGTTGAGCGCCAATTTCCACTTGAAAATAATATTTCTCCACCACCATTAGTATCGTAACCACCTAAACCTTTTGCTGTTTTATATTTATTAGTGTTAGCGTAATCTAAAATATCTATTACATTTGCGCCATATACGCTTGCAGCAGTACTAGATGCATAACGTCCTAAAAACATATATGCTCCATTTAATGCAGCGCTACTTCTTGTTTGTCCATCAGTATAAAGATAATGGGCGCTGTAATTAGAAGTACTATCTCCATTAAATGTTACGTAAAGATTGGTACTATTGCTAGTATTTTTCATTAGACATCTAATTTGAAGATGCGTATATGTTGCTGGTATACTAGAAAAAGTTATTGTTCCACTTGAACCAGTACCCGTAGCAGTAGCAATAGACTCATACGAGCCAGCATAGATTGCATCATTTCCCGTAAGCAACGACTTACTCTTAGGAAACCCCTGCGTAATAGACGAAGTTGCTATACGGGAGTTAGCCATTTGTTAAGACTCATCTCCGTATGCGTGGAATGAAATTGTTGCAGTTGAAGCATATACAGTTACAACGTCTGTAGTTGCTAATGTAATACCAAGTGTAAGAGCAGTAGTATCAGCAGCACCAACTGTTACATCATAGGCTACATAGTGAACTGCAGCCAGTGTTGCACCAGCAGGGCGTACAGCCACACGGAATGTGGCAGATGTAGATGCTTGGTTACAGATAGTAAGTGATGAGATAACTGCACTCTTAGCAGATGGAACTGTATAGAGTGTCGTTGCTGTTGTTGCGGATGGGTTTACTTGCCCAAGTACTTTCTTTGCCATTTGTATTTCTCCTTAGTTTCTTAGGCGCCCATCATCATAAAGATGTCGGCTGTTGGGTCGGTTGTTACGGTTGCCCAGGATGCTGAGGTTCCGTCTGTTGTTAAATACTTTCCTGCGTTGCTTGTCTGTGATGGCAGCGCATTGACTGTACCCCAAGATGAAGTAGTTCCATCTGTTGTGAGGTACTTGCCTGAGTTACCAGTTTGGCTAGGAACTACATAGGCAGTTGAATCAGTTGCTACCAAAGTCTTGCTTGATGGAATTGTAGTTCCATTGATAGATGTAGCAGTAGCCACACCAAGTACAGGAGTTACAAGTGTTGGGCTTGTATTCATTACGAATGTTGAGCCAGTACCAGTCTGTGCTGCCACTGCTGTTGCTGCTCCTACAGATGTAATTGGACCAGTCAAGTTGCTAGGCGCAACTGTTACTGTATCTACATAACCTTTAGTTGCAGCATCTGTAGATGTTGTAGGAGTTCCTAGACCAGTTACTTTATTAGTACCCATTGCTAGGTTGCCAGACATTGTTGAGCCTGACTTAAGAACTACTGTGTCTGAGAAGTTGCCTGTGTCAGCAATGGCTGCAGCAATCTCATCAAGAGTATCAAGAGTAGTTGGTGCTCCAGCAACAAGGTTAGATATTGCAGTTCCTACATATGCTGTAGTTGCAACCTGTGTTGTATTAGTTCCAGCAGTAGCAGTAGGTGCAGTTGGTGTGCCAGTTAGTGCTGGGCTAGCCAAAGGCGCATATGTGCTTGATGCTGTTGCAGTAGCCAACTTAGAATCAATCTGAGTTTGAATGGCAGAGGTGACGCCATCTAGGTATCCAAGTTCAGTTGCAGATACCGTGCTAGATGGAGCAATCTTAGACCAGTCAATAGCAGCAGATGCGTTGATGTCAGCATTAACAATGCCGTTAGTCAAAGCCAACTTGCTGTATGCAATCTGGGCAGATGAGTTCACATCGGCATTAACGATTGCACCAGTGCCAATAACAGTTGTTAAACTTACATTGCCAGTACCATCAAAAGATACTCCGCTTGCTTCTACATCTCCAGTAAGTTGGAATGTACGTGCTGTAGCCAAGGCGGTTGCTGTGCCAGCATTGCCTGTTGCACTACCTGCAGTTCCTGAGACGTTACCAGTTACGTTACCTGTTAGGTTGCCTGTAAAGGTTCCAGCAATAGCGCCAGTACCAGTAATGGTTGGGCTAGTTAGATTCTTATTTGTTAGTGTCTGTGCGCCAGTTAAAGTTACGACTGAGGTAGAAAGAGTATTAGTTGCAGATGAAAGGTCTTTGTTTGTAAGAACCTGAGTGTTAGTTGTACCAACTACAGCACCTGTTGCACCGTGTCCAGTAGTTGCCTCAATGTGAGCATTGGCTTCACGGAAGTCACGGCCAGAAGCCATATGACGAACCTTGGCACCTGCTGAGTGAGCAATAGCAGTAGTGCCATCAACTGCACGAACAATTGTAAGTGTATTACTGTCAGGGGTCGAAGGATAGGTTACATCAACAATTTCTTCAAGCGCTGTATCTGGATCGATAACAACAGTAAATGTTTCTAGCGGGCTAGTGTTTCCTGGAATAGTTCCAGATAGCAACGCTGTTGCGGAACCCACCACCATAGTAGTATTTCCCGCACCAGCAGCCAAGGCTGTTGTAAGACTTGTCTCTTGGGATGTGGAGGAATATTTGCGAGTTGTCATATTTTAGTACCTCGTGTAGTGGATTCGGGTTGGATAAACATCACGTAATTTCTTGCTTTCTTCTTTCAGTCTTTGCTGATAAAGAGCAAGTAAGAATCTTGCAGTGGATGCACCAGCACCATATTGGATCTTGGTGTCTGCGTTATCTGCTTCTGCTGAACTGTAGTTGAGTCGACCTGGGTCAATAAAGGATGATAGGCGATACGATGCGCCATAGACGATAACGTCTTTAGTAGATGATGGTAATCCAGTGACTGTCTCAAATACCTGTGCATTTGTAAGAGCAGAAGTTGCTAGTTCTGAAAATGTTGCCGACTTTTTGGTATAGAAAACTTGCACTGTACGACCTGCATCGACTCTATCGTAGATAGATACTGACTGACCAGTTGTAAATGCTGTTGTATTAGCAAGTGGGTCAGCGCGCCAGTTTCTCAATGGAACCCATTCTTCTGATGGTCCTGTTGATTTCCATGAGATGTATAGAATTGTTTCAACATCTGCTGGCAATGAGTAAGTTGTCTTGACTGTATTAAAGTTAAATGTGTGAACCCCTACACCAAATAGTTCAGGGAAGATTGAATCAATTGTATCGTTGATAGCCTTCTTGATAGTAGCACGTGGGAAGGTTGGAGCAATTGTTACTTTTGTATTAACTGCGTGGGCTGCTTTAGCAGTTCCGTAGTAGCCACGTCCATAAGGAGCGACGACTGCTGTGTTAGACACACGATCATATGTATCTAACCACAGCAACTCGTCATCAATTTCAACTGCACCTTTGCCAATGTTAGTTACACTACCAAAGTTCAAAGTCAACTCACTGTCATTAATAGCCTGAGTAAGGTGAGTAGTACGGTCTTGCCTTAATGTGTAGCCTGATAAATTGAGAGAGATCTCATTTACCAAATCAGCATAAGTTGTTGTCATTGATATTCCTTTTTAAAGTTGATTATCTTGTGCGTCCGCCAGCGCGCTTTACAGCGTCTGCTGCGGCTTTACGACGTGCTGCTGCAGTTGTTGTTGTCTTGTTAGAAGAAGTTAGTGCCTTCTTGATGTCTGGTCCTGGAGAAGAATTAATTACACGCTTAATTCCACCAACTAATTTTTGTGCATCTGATTGACGCTTAGCAGGTGCTGCTTTCTTTGCTGTAGTTGTAGAAACTTTCTTTCCACTAACTGCACCAGGAGCACTGTTACGTGAGGAACCACTGACTGCACCAGGAGCGCCTGCTGGGCGACCAGAGCCTTTAACTTTAACACCGCTGTAAGGATATGGAGATACTCTCTTGAACCCTGTTCCTTTTTCTGGCGTGCTCTTCTGTGCTGGAACTGATGACTTTGACTTTGTAGCAGCGTCTAGACGGCGTTGACCATACATACGACGAAGTGCTTCTGTCATTTCTGCATTTGCTTTAGGGGCAGACTTTAGTGCTGCAGTCATACCCATCTTCTTAATCTTATCGATTGTTGCTTGTGATACTTTAATTGCCATTACCATTTCACCTTGTCTGCCCAATATGCGGCACTCATTTTTCCTTTGGATATATTGCTTGCATGTCTTGCTTTGAAAGACTTACGACGTGCTGCATACGATGCAGATTCTCCTGCTTTTTTAGGTGAGCCAGAAACGCCTTGTTGTCCGAAGCGAATGGTTTTAACCTGGCTACCTACCTTAGCCACAACTACGTGTGACTTAGTAGGGTGGCTTGGAGTGCGCTTAGGCTTATTAAAGCCTGCTACTCCAGCCCGTTTTAATCGTGAGTCTTTCACTTCTTTTTCCTTGCCCCTGCATTATCTATTAGATTTGGATAAGGACGACCTGCTGCTTTAGCACGTGCCTTAGCCCTAGCCTTCTGTGATGGCGTTAAAGGAGTTGATTTCTTTTTAGGATTTGGTTTATCCCAAAACGCTTTCTTTTTCATTTGATTCTTTTTGCAGTCTTGTCGCTGTACTGACGACCAATAATTGCTCCACCAAGTTGACCAAGCGCTTGCTTGTACTGGGACTCACCCTTACCCGTAGGCTTGTTAGTCTTTGGTGAACCAGTTGCTCTTACTGCTGCCTTCCATTGACCTAGTTCCTTTTGAAGGTTATCTAGGTATGATACTTTCTTAGGCATTATCGAGAACCGAACATACCGCGTCGTGCAGACTTCTTTGCAACCTTTTTCTTGGCTGTCTTCTTCATGACCATTTTCTTACCAGACTTTTTGGCATCAGCCTTAGCCATTGCCATACCTTTTGCTGAGTATGAGTACTCTTTTTTTCCGACCATTGGCATTATATTGCTCCTACTTCTTTGAGTTTGTCTACTGACTTGTTTTGGATTATTTTACTATCAACCATGGTATTGGCATCAAATGCTTTCCCCATGACATCAGAGGCACGACGTGCTTCCTGAATCTTCTCCATACTTGTACCTTCTGGTTGTATGCCCTGTGCCCTTGCCTCGCGGTAAGCGCTCAGTTCACCTTCCCATTTTTTATTGGTCATGCCTTTGGCACTATGAGCGTCTCCAGGATTTAACTGGAGTCCCGCTGCCTTGCAACCAAAGCAGACATCTGGACCACCACACTTGCTGTGATCTACGAAAACATCATCTGATACAAATGGAACTGGGGAAGTTTCATCGCAGTTCACACATCCATACTTTGTAACTTTAAAATCGTGAGTGTCAGTGAATCCCCATTCAAGCACTTTACTGATATGGTCACACATTTATACCGACTCCACCGTGTATCCTGCTGCTTCAAGAGCAGTCTTTTCTGCTAAGTCAACGTCATATGAATATCCACCGATGTATGCAATATCTGCATCTGTGGTCTCTTCAGATGAGGGGAATCTAACTTCGTAGTATTCTCCGTCTATCTTAAGGACTGTAATGCCCCTTACAAGCCTGTAACGGCTAAATAAGTCGCCTTCACCTGCAGGGCCTTCACTTACTGTAGGTGTTGTAAATCTGTATGCCATGTATCCTCCTAAGTCGTTTTATTGATAGGGCTAGAGTTTCCCCTAGCCCCACCCATCTAAATACTTAGATTACTTCTTACGGACGAACTGAAGAAGCAGTCTCGATGCGGTATAGCGCCTCTTGACGGTAGATAGACCAGTTGATGATACCGTGCCAGCCGACTGGGCGGAAACGATTCAACTTGTCTACAACGTTACCAAACTCAATGCCTGGTTCCTTCCATACTGCTTCAGCAAGTGCTTGCTGTCCTAGTACGTATGTGTTGTAAACACGAGCCTTTGGAGTCACTGTAAGTGTGTTTGTTCCAACAGTTCCTGAGTTAGCGACAGACACTGTGAATGTAGTGTTTGTTGCACCAACTGAGATTGCTGTGATCAAAGCACCAGAGCCTACGTTTGTACCTGAGATGGCATCGCCAACCTCAGCAAGACCACCGAATGCAGCGTTTGCTGCAACGATTGTGAACTCGCCTGATACACCGCTTACTGCAGGAGCAGTAGCAAGTGCTGTTAGAGCACCACCTGAGATTGTATTTGTCATACGTGGTGTTTCGATGAAACGAACACCTTCCCATGCGCCAAGTTCACCAGCAAGTAGTGGACCAACGTTTTGGTACTCATGTGGTGTACGCCAGATGTTGTTACCTGTCTCTGTACGGAGATCGTGTGAAATTTCTGGGTGGATGTATGAAACATACATTCCGCCACGAGGAACAACGTTAGCAGCGCGTAACTTAGTTACAGCGTAACGTACGTCGCGTCCCTTGAATGTGTCTGATGCTACAATTGTTGACTTAGCAGCAGTTGTTGAAAGCGCACCAGCGGATTCGCGGATGACGTTTGTGCCTGCATCTAGGATAGCGGCAATACCGTTATCTAGTGTAGTTGCCATGTTGAACGCAACTGCGTTAGCAATCCATGGATCTACGTCAGCAAGTGACATTAATGACAACTTGCGTGTTGGAAGTACTACGCGACCTAGTTCTGTCTGTGTGACATCTAGTGTTGTAGTTGATGGCAGTGCTACTGCATCTGGGTCTACAGTTTCAGCGAGTGTTGCACCTGCAATTGAGGTGTCAGCAATATCGTTGTGGAACTGGAAACGAATTGAAGAACCGTCGTGAGTTGGGTTTCCGATCTTCTTGTCTGCGATTGCGCGGAACTGTGGTGTTGAACGTAAGTTGATTTCGATCAACTTGTCGTACGCCATAGTTACAAGATTGGAACCTAACCCAGAGGTTGTTGTTGAAAAGACATCAGCCATTTGGTGATATCCCCTTTCTGGTTAGTTGAGTGTGCGGTTTATTGACCGCTGAGAATGGAAATAATCTCATCTTCAGAGTCTGCATTCGCAATGCGATTTTGCAAGTCATCAGATGAAATAGGTGTTTCCGCCCCAGTTAGCACAGCATCCATCTTCTTCATAGAAGAGATATCCTCTTGATTAACCTGTTGCTTTTCACTTGGAGTGTATCCGAAGACGTCTCCGTTATTGTCAAGCCAGGCACTAATAGCATCTTCAGATGCCTCGATATCTGCTGGAATAAATTGTGCTATCTTTGGGCTAACACCCTTGGATGCAAGAACATCCTTTAAGATCCGCTCTTTTTGGGCTTTAGTGATTTCACTATATGAAGTTTCTAGTTCTTTGTTTTTACGTTGCTCGACTTTTAAAGCCTTACGCAGTTTCTTAACAAGATCCGTATCTGACTCGTAGACATTGGTAGTCTCTTCGTCTTCATCTTCATCTGCCCAGTAGTTGTCGCGGTTTTCGCTCATAGCGATTCTCCCTTTGTAGTAGTATTCGCACACCTCAATGTCAGACGGGGATCTGGATTGGCTTGTACTCTCGGTCTTGTACGCCCCCTGGGGCCGATAGGTCCAGGTGGGGATTCTTTATATGAGTCCTGAAACTCCAGGAGTTTTAAACGATGAAGTCGTTGTTCCTGGTGCTCCTTGGAAGGCTAGTCTTTCTTGTTCAGTGCGTCTTTTGCGAAGTTCTGATGCTGTTCCACGGAACTGCTCTTCTTCAAGTTGCCTTTGAATTTCTGGTGTCAATGCTGTCTGATCTAGTGCTTGTCTATTGTAAATACCTTCAAGTTTAGTCAAAGGATTTAATTGTTCACCAATAGTTGCATAACCTTCTGCTCCTACTTGTTGCGCAGTTCCTGCAGCAGCAAATGGCGCTGCAAGTTGAGTAATACGTGCTGAATCAAATTTAACACCTTTGCTTGCTGCTGCAAGCGCCTGCTGGGCAAATACACCAGTTTGCTTATTAAGTTCAAATTGCTTCTGGCCAATTTCATTGTCTAGATAGAAATCAGCAACTCCTTCTGAGTCTGAAATATAACCCATCCTTTGAAGTGCTTGAACATACAGAGGGTTTGCTTCTGTTGACTTAATGGATGCTTCTGTAAATCGTCGATCTAATGCTACCAAGTCAACGTCATTGGAAACATATTTTGCAAGTGATTCATCGGTTGCGAATAGTGGGCTACGCTTGTACTGTGCAACAAGGTTCTTTACACCCAATTTAAACTGCATAAGTTCTAGAGGTGTTGGCGCTCTACCTGTCTTTGGGGCAAACTCACGAAGAAATGTGAACTCAGCATAGAATGGAGAGTTCATTGATGTACCACCCTTAGTGGTAAAACTCTTGTTGTTGTAGTAGATATCTACTGCTTCTTCTTGAGATATACCATCATTGACAAGTGCCTCAACGAATGCAATGGAAGACTCTAGAATAGAATCTGGAATCTGCAACTGTTGCAATTTAGCACGGAGGATATCTTTACCAGATGTTCCAAGAGACTCTTGGTAGATTGCCGCTGGAATACCTACTGGTGTAGAAAGATTTGTAATCACACTCTGAAGGCTATTATACTGAGTTGTATAATCTGTAATCTGAGTTTTGATTTGCGGTTGTAAAGATGTACTTAAAGCCTTAGCATCGTTAATTGCCTTTGTAGTTGACTTTTTAATAGTTCCATTTTTAGAATTAAGATCTTTTAAAAGTTGTTGAGTTGCGGTAGTCATTGATTTAACAATAGGACTAATAGTGGTTCCGTAAAGTTTTGTGGCCGAAGACTGAACTGATGCTATATCAGCCTGTGCCTTGTTAAGAGCGTTTACACGTGCAACCTCTTGTGCCCTTGCTGCCGCAATCTGTGCTGCGTTGGCTACTATTTTTTCAGCCATTATTTAAGCCCTCTTTCCATAGCATTAGCCAAGTCAGCATATTTCTGGCGACCTGTATCACTTGTTTGGAATTCAGGCTGAGATTCGATATAATCTTGTTGTTCTTTAGCAGTCATAATTCGATTTGTTTTTCCATCGAAGTAGTTCAACATTGCCTTAATGCGGTTATCGCTTGATAGGATATTGGTTCCGAGGACTGAGTTAAATGACTTAGCCATAGGATCTGCTAACGCAGCAATATCTGTTCCAGCAGTCAATAGATCATTTGCTCCAGGGAAGAACTTACCAGCACTAAGACGGATACCTTGGATTTTCGAATTAATCTTTTGCTGGTATGTAGCATCGTCGCCTGTTCCAATAGCATCAGCGGCAAAGGCTGTTAATTCTTGCATACTAGGTTCTGGAAGCAAGTTATCGCGATATACGCGCTTGATATCGTCAATGATAGTCTTTACACGACCACTGGTTTCTTCACCTGTAATCTTGTAGTTATCTTTTAGGAACTTGGCAATAAAGTCTTTCTGTTCAGCCTCTGTAAATCCAAGACCAGAAGTAACACTCTTGGAAGTACTTGATGTGCTATCCGTACCACCACCAGTAGTTGTACCAGTTCTTGTAGTTTGAGCCAATTGCCTTTGAGCCTCTGCATTAAAGGAGGTTTTAAAGGTTTCAATTTGCTTGCCTGTAGGCATCTTGCCGTATGCTTCGTAGTAAGACTTAGTTAAGATGTTTTCAGCATCTGTCTTATCAATCATCTGTAGGGCAGAAGATACTTCTTTTGAGAATTTAGGTCCTGAATTTGATGAGGCATATGGGCTCTGAGCATATTGCTCTAGCCATGTTTGCCAGTCCACACCTTGTAGGTATGCATTCTTGTAGACATTTGTAATTGCAGCAAGATCTTGAGTATCAACTGAGTTCAAAGGACCTTTGCCTTTTGAAAGACCGCTCTGACGAACTAAAGCCTGCATATATGCATAATCTGTCATACCTTGTTTAATTGTAGACTGGTTACGCATAACGTCAAACTCTCTAGAAGCAGACACAGCAAATGCTTCTGGCTGCATAGAGAATGCTTTAAAGTAGACGCTACCATCCGCGCGAATCATTGCAGCAATACGTTGGGATTCTGTCTGTTGTGTACTAGTAACAGGACCTGATGAATATCCCATTTTATTCTCCTTGCTTCTTCAAAAGGTTTGCAAATACTGAGTAGTACATACGTGAAAATGCTGGATTCTGTAACATTAGTTCATTTCCAAGTGTCTGTAACTCTTCTCTGAATTTGGTATTTAGCCAGAAAGAACTTCCTAGATCTGGCTGTGGAGATAGTCTGTTATCCTGTAATGTCTTAATAGCGTAGTTATACTTATCGTAGAACTCTTTAGTTTCTTTGTAGATAGGAGATACCTTAAAAGCATCATCCTCAAGTGCCTCGCCAATTTTAACTGCACGTGCTTCTTGACGACCTACGAGAACGCTTGATACTGGCTTTCCGCCATATCTCTTGTTAAGTTCAACAACCTTATCTGTATACCAGATATCTGAGTAGCCCATCATGGCTTGCTCTTCTGAAATACGTGATAGTTCCATGTTGTATACAAGGTCTTCTGCGGCAGTTTGCAACTGCTCAGGAGATAACTTGCTACGACGACTAGAGGCTACTTGCCAGTTATAATACGACATAGCCGCTTCTCCGCCAGGGAAGAAGTAAGGAACAATATCAGCGTCGCGTGTAGCGTACTTTTTAACAATGTCTGGATTGTTATTGAGGAAGCCCCAGGCATCATCTGTACCAGTTACTGACTTAGTAGAACCACTAAGAATAACCATAACATTTCCCATACCATATCGATCTGCGAATTGCTTGATTGCTTCCTCGTAGTTTCCAGGATTAGCGTTTGAAATCTCATCCCAGTTCTTATACATCTGAGTCATAGCAATAAAGTTATACTTGTTCTCATCTGTCTTGATTGCTGCCATTACCTCTTGTGAAGGTGTAGCGGGAGCAATACTTTGGAAGATGGCACCCATGAGAGATGTCCAGCGAGACATAGACTGTGCTTTAGTGAATAACTCTTCACGTGCAGCATCGTTAGCAAATGGATTATCTCCAAATTCACCAGTTGATGCTAGATATCCAGCCCAGTCTTTAACGTTTTTTTCGATCTGTCCTGAGTTGTTAACAGATAGAAGTATTGTTTTATTTAACCATGATGGTATAACAGCATCTGTCCATGACTTAGGTTCTCCAAATGGGAAGATCCAATCACGTGCAATATCCCAAGCAGGACCAAAAGCATGTGACTTTCCAGATGCCATATAAGCAATCTGTGCTGCAGGTCCAACGCCAGGCATACCAGGGTTTACAGAACCAAATGCAAGGTTAAGAGATTGCACTGGTGCTGTCATTTGTAGAGCATCTTTAGCATTCATGCTCATACCAGCAAAGGCTGAGAACAGTCCGCCTACAAGTGGATAACGGAAACGAAGTGTTCCGAACTCATCTTTATAAAAGAATCCAGTTCCTTCTTCGTATTCAGTATCTGTAAGATCATAAATTGCAGAAGTTCCAGGCTTTGTTAAAGCATCATATGCCTTACCAAACTTGTAAACTTGACGTGGATTCTGAGCACTCAACTTACCCCACTGTTTAATAGTGTTAGCGTGTGCTTGAATAAACGGGAAGATTAGACGCATCTTGTTTGCTGAGTCCAACTGACGTGATGGATCATAGAACAAATCGCGTACATAGTTACCAGCATACTTTGCTGCTGCTCTATGAGCATCTTCAAATGTCATACTTGTTGGAATATCCATTTTTTCACGACGCTTAATTTCACGGTTAATGATACTAAGAGTTTGGTGACGCTTTCCAATAGGAACGTATTTGTTGTTAACTACTTTACGTATAGGAGCAAGAGTCTTGTTTGCTTCCTTTTGTAGACGAAGTAGATCGTCTAATCCCATAGCAGGTGCATAGCGACCAATAAAGTCCCAATATGACATACGGTATTCAGGACCATATGCTGCTACATTTTCAATACGAGCAGATAGATTAAAGAATGCATCTACTGACTGCTTAAGAATGCTTTCATTTTCTTTTAGAAATGTTTTACTATCAGCAAAAATAGCAGTAGCGTCAGTCATTTCATCTGCAGGAAATGCTACTTCTAATGTTCTTCTGAATGCTTCTTCTGCCTTGCCACCCTCTTCTACAGAAGCAGAATCTTTGTATCTAGGCATTCTAACAACAATTGGCTTACCTGATTTGCTTGGAACTGTTACAACACCGTCAGCAAGAAGTTTTTGGATATAGATACCACGTTGTCCGTTGCCCATAAGACCGTTAAGTGCGGTGCGATATGAGGCTGTTGAATTGGCATCAAATAACCAGTTGCGGATTCCCTCAGCATTTAAGTTATCATATGAGAATCCTTTATCTGGATTCATTAAGAATACATCATCAAAGTCTAATGATACGGCGACCACCG